TGAGATTACACTTCTGTATGTGTGAATAAAAAAAGTAAATTACAATAATTAAATCACTTAACATTTTGTTCTTATTCTATAATTAAATGGAACATGCAAAGAAATTTAAGTATATTATCATTCAAAAAGACCACAATGAAGTTGTACTCAAGAATAGTTACCGAGATATCTCTGTATTTATTAATCTAATCTACCCTGATAAAAAAATATCACATAATTCTGTCGGTGAACGACTAAGAAAGGATAAGTTCTTTGATTACTATGATTTAGTAGTTAAAGAATTAATATGGAAGTAATATTAAATGGAATACCCTCAAGCATATAGAAATTTAAGTGATAAAGAAAAAAATATCGTAATACAGTTAGGTCTGGGTTGTTATAGACATCTAGGGTTTGATACATTAGAAGAAGAAGAACTTATCATGAGATATAATGCGAATAATATAGATGGTCAAATGGATACATATAAAAAAATTATCGATAGACTTAAGAACGATAAAGATAATCAAGATAATTATCATATGGAAAGAGAAGAAGAACTTCGTAAGCATTATGAAAGTAAATTGCAAATGAAAGGGGAAATATTGAATAATAAGAATATATTACTTGAAACACAAATAGATAACTTAAAAAATGAAATAGTAAAATGTGAAAATAGTTGTAGAGATAATATTCGTAAGGAATGTGAGAATAAATTTCAGGAAAGAATAAATGAAATGAAAGGGTTACACTCTTTAGAAATTGATAGAATAAAACAAGAGAATAAGGTTATTAAGGAACGTGTTGAACCATTACTTATCTTAACAGAAAAGAAAGAATTTAAAAATTCCACAGAACAAGGTAACTATGGTGAAGGTTTAATTGATGAAATAGTAGGGGCAGGTTTACCTTTTGATACAAAGGCTGAGCCTATCGATTCAAGTCAGATTGGTGGTTCTGGTGATAGGATCATAAAATTTAGTAATGGTTTTATATTAATGATTGAAGTTAAAAATGAAAATACAATTACTAAGGGTGATAGAGAACAGTTTCTGAAACACTCACAGAAGGATTTTGAAGAAAAAAAATGCGACGTATCTCTATTCTTATCGTTGAGAACACAACAAATCGGTCCAAAGATAGGTCAAACGATTATTGCCCATTATGATAACAGAATGGTTTATTATGGTTTAGATGATGAATTTAATTTATTAGAAAAGAAGGCAAAAATAATTAGGTGTATTGAAGAAATATATCACCGTTTCAATGAAAAGAAAGAGGTTGTAGATGATAATATAACCGATCATACATCCATTTATAACCATTACCTTGAAAACCTAAATATTCAAAAGATCGATTGTGAAAATATTATCAAAAGCAATGAAAAAAATCTCGAAGAATACAAAAAGAAAATACTTCAGATTCATCAAAAACTCAATCAAGTTTATCGAGAGATTCAAAATAAAAATATTAAGATTGATGAAAAACTAATTGATAAGAAACTATATATCCAAGATCTTATTAAACGAATCAAAGAATGGAAAGAAGAAAAATCAATCGTATTCAAAAAAGAATTCAAAAAAAAAGTTATCGAGGAAATGAATCTATCAGAATTAGATAAAAAGATGATTAAAGATATTACATTGAAAGACATACAATAAAAAGGTTTCGCCGGGACTTGAACCCGGATTGCTGGATTCAAAGTCCAGAGTGCTAACCGATTGCACCACGAAACCATTCTCAACAGCCGGGATCGAACCAGCGACCTAAGGAACTACAGTCCTCCGCTCTACCAACTGAGCTATATTGAGTAAGCCACCAGTGAGAGTTGAACTCACGACCTCCGCATTACAAGTGCGGCGCTCTGACCAACTGAGCTATAGTGGCGATTCCCACACCGGGACTCGAACCCGGGTCGGCTGGGTGAAAACCAGCTATCCTAACCATCTAGACTATATGGGACTATATTATTATAAGGAATACTTTTTTAAATAATTTTAAACTCACAATTTATTAATTTCCATGAACGACAGAATTGATGTATCTTGCTTTTTCCGTAATGTCAATCCTCTTTCCATTGTTCTTCGGTTTCGTAGGATAGTTCTTATTATTCTTCTTTGATAACTTCCTTTTCCTGTAGAACTTCTTCCATCCCTCCCTTTCATGGGAACCGATTTCATTTTCATGAAACTCTACGGGAATATCGCGTTCATTGACGACTATATCTTGTCTTGAATATAACATTCGGTACAGGTCACCAAATGTCGAGATAAGTCCATCGCGTTCATCCATCATTTCAGCATAGTCAATAGGGATCCCCTTTTGAACAATAGATGACCAAGTATTCATCGTTTGTTTTGTTTAATATTCTTTAAAACTATTAATTCAAATTTAAAAATAGGAACAAATAGTTATCATTTCATAAAATTTGAAACCTTAATTGATTTGAATAGTAGAAATACTATTTTAAAGAATACAAAATGTCAGCTCACACAATCGCAACTGAAACCCTTATTCAAAAGGGAGGATTAACAATCGATCTTGCTAAAGCCCTTCATACGAAGTATCCCGAACTTCCTTCTGCGGAAGATATGATTAATCATCCAGATTTCGCACAATTCTTTACGGATCATAGTGAGGTTCAAAAGAAAAAAAAGAAGAAGGTCTCCATCGATGATAGACGGGGAGTATATGATGGAGAAAAGTGTAATGCCCGTGTCTGGCACGAAAAAAAGGGAAGCGGTGGTCTGGGTTACGATGATATTCAATGTCACTGCAAGAAAATTAAAGGTGAAGAATTCTGTAAGCAACATGCTCAAAAATATAAGGATGGAAACCTCTGGACGGGTAAGATAACTGAACCTCGCCCAGAAAACCCTACGAAGCCCGATGGAACCCTCATGTTTTGGAGTACTGACGAACATGGAGATGATATCGTAAAGGAAAAGAAGAAGTCAACGAAAAAAGAAGAGAAAAAATCATCGAAGAAGGTGAAAAATAAATCTTTGAATGATATGACCATTAACGAACTCCTTGAAGTCCTAAAGGAAAAAGGGTGGGATGGAGAGGGATACATCTCGAATAAAGGGGTGATTGATACAAAAGAGAAGGAAGAAATCGTTGATGACGAAGCCAAGGAAGGTTCGGAAGGTGGTATCGGAGCGGGTGTTGGTTTTGAAGAAAGTGGAGAAAATGATGGGCTGATAAAGACTATCAGTTCAGATAGTAACAAAACAGAACCATGTAGTCATCAAGAATCTTCTGAAGATGAAGAAGAATGTTACACTATAAGAGAAATAGATGGTATTGATTACCAAATCAATAACGAAGACCATACTGTGATCCGTATTAAGGATTTTGAAATCGTAGGAAAATGGGATCAAACAACAAACGAAATTACATTTAATGAAGAGGATGAGTAATCTATCGCTAAAGAATATTTATAGGAATAGTATAGATTTATTATTTTTTTATCCTAATCTATTCATAAAGTAAAATTTGAAATTAATTTTGAGGAATTACTTTAAACAAAAAAGGAAAGAGAAATCAAAGAAATCAAAGAAATCAAAGAAATCATTATGGGTGCCAGTTCTTCTTCGCCAATCAACTTCTCAAATGAGGAAATGATCCGACAGGAAATGCACGTGTATGCTTCCCAATGGAAGGGTAATGGACAGACGGAACTCTTCCGAACCCATGTCCCGGTTGAACCCGTTGACTTTACTGAAAAGTATAAGCTTCTTGGACTTGATAAGGTATTCACAAGTGATAAGATCTTGACCAAGATTAAGTGGGGAGACTTTAACAGTCTACACCTCTTCCGAAGCTCTCTCGGTGAAATGGATATCCCTATCTTCAGTACCCATGGGTATACCGTTTTCCATGCACTCGGTGAACCAGGGAGGGACCTCGGCAAAAATTGTGCGTCAAAGGTTTCCCATATGATGATCGTTAAACATGGGGACAGAGGGATTCACACTGGGGAAGCTGGTAAGAATTATCCAATTACTTTCAATGAGATGCTTCCTTCAGTTCGTGAAGAAGTGGATGATCTTGAGGGGAGGATCGTTGCTGGAAAGAAGGCGTATGAGAATCTCCAGAGGAATGTCCCTATTTCAGAATGTGGTGTAAAGGTCACAGAAAAGGCTACAACGATGAAAATCCCCCATACAACAGGTATCCGAGATTTCCTGTACGAGATGATCATACGCCTCACTCCTGAGTTTAAGTCAAAGGCACCGGGTTACAAACTATTGAATGGAAAGAATGAGGAAGTATCTGATGATCATTCACAAGTTAAAGCATTGATTAAAAATACTTTCACTGATCCTTCACTTGAGACATGTGTCTGTATTCAGCCCCCACCAAAGAATAGTCAGATGCTTTCACACATCCATCTGTTCCGGATCAAGGGTATCCCTAAAGAGGTAAATGAAAATTATTACGACTGCGAAGTTATTCTAAAGATTAAGAGGGACCTACTTACAAAGGAAACTCCAGCGAAGGGTCATTCCAAATCGGGAGTAACCACGGGTCGTGCCGTAACTCCAGAAAGAGGGGATTTTAATTCGCCACGAGCTAGGACGCCACCTCGTAGTGATGAAGATGAACCACTCACACGAACAGTGACAGTTGGAAGGACGACTACGCCTCCTCGGAACGCCTCTTCGGGACTCACCCGTCAAAGTACAAGGGCAATAACCCCTCCACGCGATGGTGGGGGGAGTGCTCCACTCCCTCGTCAAGAGGTGACTTACTAAGAATTATCATTATGTTCCTTCTATTATAAATTTGATTTTGATTTGTATATTTTTTTTTAACTCAAAGTATAACAATACTACAATGAAAAAAGAGAATCAAACTTATCCTATTCTTGTCGGTAATGATGCAATTACTGAACTCGGGAATAATATCTACAATTCCGATATAAGGAAGCAACATTTACATCACCCTCGAATGAAAAAGGCATTTATCCAGTTAGGGAAGAAGTTTCAACTTCCCGATGATATTGTCGAAAGATTGTATTCTATTCTTAGACAAAATATTAGAATGGAAGAAGAATCCACACAACGGTTTTCTAGGAATATCCTTTTACTAAATGTTATGGTATCAGAGCCTTTTCGAAAGGATCGTGATGACCTTTATGATTGTAAAGGGTCACAATATGAAATAAGTAATCCTTTAGATTACCGACTACCTGAAAAGAGAAATTGTGAATGGGCGATTAAAAATTCTGGGAACAAAAAACTGAGATTTAATGAAGATAATAAATTATGTAAATTCCTAGATATTCGTGAAAAACTATTTATCGAAATCAAAATTCTTGGTGAAGAGAATTATTTATTCGACCTCAATAGTGTCGGTTACGGTTTAAGGAGGTATAATGTTGCCGAAAAAAAGAAAAAATTACTTTACCTCAATAATTCATCGTTTGAAGAAATGTACTTTGATTATCAAAACTTCCTCGAATGGAAAGGAAGTCCAAACGAATCATCCTGGAGTTTAGCACTTGATTGTTATGGAGATGCGATGTTTTTCGTTGGACATTAAATTTGAAATAAATTATTTTAAGATAGTAAAATCTATGGGCGATGCCAATGTTCACAACATATATCCTTCAAATAATGCTTCGGAATGCAAAGTCTCCAAGAGAAAAGTGGATAATCATGAAATTTATTCAGAAGAGAATTGAAATGATGGAATCATAAAAGTGTAGAATTAATTTGTTTTTTTATTTAAGAAAAAAAATGAAGAATGATAATATGGAAAGAAAGTTCCGTAAGTTCAAAAGACATTGTAAGAAGCAAGATTATGGCATTAAAGCTAAAAAACAAATGGACATCCTACAATTCAAAAAAAAAATATATAATCCCCTTGAGAACGAAATACGATGTGAAATTATTAAAAGACAACCTCTAACAAAGGAGATAAAAAAATTCCCGAAGGAGATACAGGTTAGAATATATATATTCGCAATGAAAAATTATTGGAAAGAAATGATGAGAATAAAATCATTCAAACCGATGTGGTGTGATCATAAGAAGTATATTGATAATGAAATGAAAAAATGTATTATTGATAATGTACATTTCATGCATCTTGATTTTAACACTCTACCAGGATATAAAAAATGGATACCTGGGTGTCAGTGTAACTTTTGTAAAACTATTCATAAGAGTAAGGCTAGTGAATATGAGAAAATAATTACAGATCCCGAGTATTTTCTCGAAGTTATTCATTGTTATGATACTGAAGTAAATCATTGGAATCAACCGACATGGGGCTTCCAAGATAATACTTCTATTCGTGTATTCGATTATCTAAAGGGATATTTATCTACAGTATACGATCAAATAAATATATCACCACATGATTCCCCCATTTATTTTTCAAAAGAAGTAGAAGAATCATTTAATTAAAAATTTGAAACTTTCTATAAAGAAATAAACTATCAAGAAAAAAGAAAAGAAAAGAAGAGGAATAAAAGAATAAAAAATAATGCAGATTTTCGTAAAGACTCTCACAGGAAAGACGATTACTCTTGAAGTTGAAGGGAGTGACTCTGTTGAGAATGTCAAGGCGAAGATTCAAGACAAGGAGGGAATTCCCCCTGATCAACAACGTCTCATCTTTGCTGGTAAGCAACTGGAAGATGGCCGAACACTTTCAGACTATAACATTCAGAAGGAATCAACACTTCATCTTGTTCTCCGACTTCGTGGTGGTACTGTTGGAGAAGGAGTTGAAGGGATCATGACAGCCCTCACAGAGAAGGAAGATGTGGAAGAGGTGGAAGAGGTGGAAGAGGTGGAAGAGGTGGAAGAGGTGGAAGAGGTGGAAGAGGTAGTGGAAAAGGTGGTGGAAGAGGTTGTTGAAAAGAAAGCAAACGAACAAATAACAAAGACAATCCCCCTCTCAATTACGAAGGATGATATTGGACGCTTTATCGGGAAGAAGGGGAGTGGACTTAAGAAATTCGTCATCCATGCAACACTAAAGCGGTTTAAGGACCATGGAACTATGAACATATTCTGTAACATTGAACATGATGCATCTCAAGATCCACCAGTCCTTGCTGTCCTTAAGGCACCTACGGATGAAGTTATGGAACAGCTTACAAAGAGTGTTTATATACATGAGAAGAAATGTATGGTATCAAAGAAGAGGCAAGAAAACCGTAAATACAATACGAAATATGTGTTTAAGGTGTCAATGGAAGACCATATGATCCCTAAGTTCATTGGACGAGGGGGGAACAATATTAATAGTCTGAAGGATGAAATTCTCCTTTCAGATAATAACCATACAGATGACTGTATCAATATCAATATCTGTCCCGATAAGAAGATCCGTATGCAGTACCTTCATTTTGAACATCTTACCCTTGAGAACCAATGTGAACAAAAGGTCCTTATTACAGTTGAGATGAATTCTACAGATCGTAATTCATCACTCGAGACTGTAAGGGCCCTTGTAAAACAAGCTGTTGAAAAGGTCAATATGAATAACTATTCAAATCCTAACAATGAGGTAGATCAGGAGTTTGAGGAATTCGAGGATTCTGAATGGTAAATGGTAAATGTATATTATCTTGTAAATACCCTGTAACATATAAGGTTATCATAATTATAATAATTATATTCTTTTTTTTAATCAAAATATAGTATATATGGAAGAAACAATCGAAATAGCAAGGTTCACATGTGCTATTTGCTTGAGTGATGAAATTGAAGAGGGAGAACAATGTATGACAAATTGTAACCATGCATTCTGTCTACCTTGCCTTAATAATTGGTTCAATCAACATACTACATCATGTCCATTATGTCGCGATACAATTATCACTTATGATAATATAGAAGGAAGGCATTATATTATTAGTATTGGAAATAATAATAATAATAATAATAATAATAATAATAATAATAATAATAATAATAATAATAATAATAATAATAATAATAATAA